ATGATTGAGTGGTGGGTGCTCTACCGCTTCGCCGCGCTGGGCAACTTCCTGGACGGCTACCCCGAGGGCACGTTGCCTCGCGTCTCCGCCGACGGCGCGCCGTCGCTGTGGGAGCCGACGATTGTCCGGCTGATGGCGAATTTCGCCACGGACGACGAACCGTGCGCACTGTGCTGGGAGCGGAAGCAGGCAACGTGCCCCGGAATGAAGCTGCACGTTGCGATCGAGCGCGACCGGGCCGAACTGGAGGCCGGTGCACTGGTATCCACGGCCGTAGTCGCGCTTCCCGCCGGACTGGGCTGGGATGTCGCCATGTTCGCGGTCAAGCGCATGATCGCTGACCGGAAGGTCATCCCCCAGCAGTAGCCGGACACCTGCCCGCGCGGGGCGGCGGAACTCGTTTCGCCGCCCCGCTTATCCAGACTTCGCCCGAAAATGCGCCGGGCAAGGTCTCCGGCTGCCGGGCCCGCACCTTTTGCCCGAAGGGAATTCACCCCATGAGCGACCACAATGGACAGACAGGCGGCACGCGCGTGTGGGCCGTCTACTGTATGACCTCCCCGCCCAGTGCACACGTTCTCGTGCTCTACGCCATTCCGGATCGCATCGCCGACAACGAGCCGTGCCGGTGGTGCGTCCGGCTCGGAATCGGCGGCCCGTGCCCCGGGGGGGCGCACGCTTTGGCTCAGCACGCGCGCCTGAGCCTGCTCACGCGCTTTGAGCCGCTGAAGGTCGACGTTTTCGAGCTGCCGCCGCGCGAGTCGGTCCAATCCTGCGCAACCAACCTGTATCGGCAGATACTCGAACGGGTCGAGCGCACCGGCCCCGCGACGGCGGAAGAGTAGGAACAGCCTTACGCCGCAACCTATCCAGGGGTGACCCGTCCGGGAACGTGGGGCGGGTCACCCCTGATCCCCCTTCCCTGTGTCGCTAACTTCAGATAGTATTCTTCTTGTCGGGAACGGCCCTAGAACCCCGCTCCCGGCACCACAACCCACCGTGATCAACCGAAAGGATCACCGTCATGGCTACCAACGCCAACATCACCGAGCGAGTCCAGAAGCTGCTGGCCAAGGCCGAAGACTCCGCCGCCACTCCGGAGGAAGCGCAGATCTTCGCCGCGAAGGCCGCCGAGCTGATCGCCAAGCAGAACCTCGACGCGGCCACCGTCCGCCACCGCGACGGCAAGCGCCCGGAACCGATCCGGCTGCTTGAGTTCGAGATCTCCGGCCAGGGCTGGCACGGCAAGGCACGCGCCTCGCTGGTCTACACGGTGGCCCAGGCGCACGGCTGCTCCGTGTGCACCATGGGAAACCTTATGAACGGCAAGCCGCGCTGGGTGCTGATCATGGGCCCGGCCGCGACGCTCAAGGCGCTTGAGCTGCTGCTGCCCTCGATCCTGCTTCAGGCCGAAGCTCAGGGCATGGCCGCCGCCCGGGCGCACATGGCTGAGCGGCAGGGCATGTTCGACACCCCCGCCAATGCCAACATCGAGCGCCGCACCTTCTTCCGCTCCTACCTGCCCGCCTACGGCGCGGGTGTCGCGGAGAAGATCGTCCGGTCGCGCGAAGCGATGGCGGAGAAGGTCAAGGGGAAGGCCGGGGAACTGGTCCTGGTCACCGACGCCGAGCGCACCAAGGCCGCGTTCGAGAAGCGTTTCCCTGACCTGAAGTTCGGACACGAGGACAAGCACAACATCGCCGGGGCAGAAGCTGGCCGCCGCGACGGCCGGAACGCCGACACCGGGCAGACCAAGGTCGGCAAGGCCGCCCGGACCGCCGTCGAAAGCTAGCCGGTGATCCGAGGCCCCGGTTCCAGACAGGAACCGGGGCCTCGGACTATTCTCGCCACAGCACGAGAACGCGTCGAGACGGAAACGGGGAGCACGTGATACCGGCGGGCCGCACGCTGATCACTCAAGAGGACATCGCCGCTCTGCACGGCATGAGCCTGCGCACCGCGCAACGTGCCAACCCCGCCCCGTGGGAGCGGCCGGGACACCCGGCACCGGTCAATCCGATGCGGGGCAAGACGCACCGCAAGCTGTGGGACGAGGCGCAGGCCGCCGCGTTCGCGCGCGGGGAGCCGGTGCCCGAGCTGCCCCCGCTCGGCAACCCCCGCGATTTGCTCGACCGGCCGGAGGCCGCGCAAGAGTCGGGCATGAGCACCGCCACCTGGACGCGGTACGAAAGCGTGGAACGGCAACGCACCCGCGCCGAAGGAGAACGCCCGCTGGTGCCCCCGGCCGATCGGGAGTTCGGCGGAGTCCCGTTCTGGTATCGCGCCACAGTCGAGGCGTACCGCGCCAGCAGGGCCGATCCCGAGCGCAAGCGCGGCGGCGGACGTCCTGCCGGTAGCACCGAAAGCGTTCCCCGCACGGAACTGCCCGTGCGCGTGGCCGAGCTGCTGAACGAACGGACCGACGACGGCGAACCACTGTCCATTCCGGACATTGCGCAACGTCTCGGCGTCAACTATCGAACGGCGCTGCGGCACGTCAAGGCGGCGCGCGAACGGAACCCGGTTGCGCCCGACCAGGACCGAACGCTAGATTAGTCATGTTGGACACGTGTATTTGCACAGTGATCCTCTACAGTCTCGGTTGAGAGCCCCGGTTACCCCCTCCCCCTCGGTAGCCGGGGCTCTCCCGTATCCGCCTTCCACGCACGCGCGGTCTCCATTCGATGCTTACGAGGCGGTGAACCCCTGCCTGCTTGGTTCGGCAGCGACCGCGCCGCACGTCTTCCCCCCGACTGGCCGCGACGACGTGCCCGCGTCCTGCGCCGCGATCCGATTTGCCGGGTATGCCAGCTGGCACCCGCGACCGAGGTAGACCACGTCCGCCCCGGCGACGACCACTCAGACAAGAACCTGCAAGGGATATGCGGACCGTGCCACGCCACCAAGAGCGGTCGCGAAGGCGGCCGGGCCGCAGCCTCCCGACGCCCGTCCGCGCATCGTCCCGCCGACCCGCACCCCGGACTGATCGAGAGGTGAACACGTGCGCATCCTGCTGCTGCGCTCACTCGGCGGACGTTCCGCCCGCGCCGTCATAGACCACGACCAAGCGGCCGCCGAGTGGCTGCTGTCCACCGGCTTGGCCGTCGCCGCGCCCGACGCGCAGGCCGAGTCGACCGGCCCGGCCGAGATCGAGCCCGAGACGACCGCTCACGATGACGCTGTGACCAGTTCGACCACGCGCAAAGGCCGCCAGTCGTCACGCACCGCCACCCCTGGGGGGTGACCCCTCGCCGCCCCGGACGCCGCACCGGTTAGGCATAGCACCTCGCGGTCTGTACGAAACTCCGGCGATTTCACCACCCCTGCCCGACGCCGGCCGTGGCGGTCCAGCCGCGCCACCTCTGACCTGCTGGGAGGTGACGCCGCTCTGGCCGCCACCTCACCCCGTCCCCGGACCAAGGATGCCCGCGAACCCGACTTCCGCCCGCTCACCAGCGTTCCCCGCCTCGACCAGCTCTCTGCCCGCACGCTCGCCCGCCGGTGCCGCGGAGCTTCCTCCGCCGGGCGGACCGCACGCTGACCCGGCCGTTCCGCTGCTGGTCGCGCCGTGCTCATGGCACGCGGCCCAGTACGCCGTGCTGCGCTGGCACTACTCGCAGAAGATGCCGCGAAGCAAGATCGCTCCCTTCGGAGTGTGGGAGCACGGCGACTTCTCCGGAGTCGTCATGTTCGGCCGATCCGCCACGGCCGCGCTCGGCGGCCCCTACGGCCTGGACCAGACCGAGTGCGTCGAGCTGCTGCGCGTCGCACTGCGACCGCACGAGCACCCCGTGACTCAAATGGTTGCGGCCAGCCTGCGCCAGCTCCGCGCCGCCTGCCCTGGCCTGCGGCTGATCGTGTCCTACGCCGACACCGCCCAAGGCCACCGAGGCGGGATCTACCAAGCCGGGAACTGGATTTATACCGGCACCACCAGCGCCGCGAATGTCTCCTACATCGTTCACGGGCAGCTGGTGCACGGCCGGACGCTGCGCCACCTGGCGGTCCACAGGCCGACGGGCGAGACCGCCGAGGAGTTCGTGCGGCGCACCGTGGACCCGCACGTGCGCCGGGTCGCCGAAGCCGCGGTGAAGCACCGCTACCTGTACCCGCTCGACCGCGCAATGCGCCGCCAGGTCGCCCCGCTGGCGAAGCCGTACCCGGCTGCCGCCTGAACCGAGGGGGGTGACCGTTGGCGATCACCGGACGGCCGCCCTCGGCCAACCCGCGCAACCGCAACCCCAAGGCTTACGACTGGACCACCGTCGAGGCAGTCCCGTTCGACGGCGACTCGCCGGAGCTGCCGCGCAACGGCCGCAAAAAGTGGCACCCGGAAACCCTCGCCTGGTGGGACGCCGTCCGGCACATGCCGCACTGCCGCCTCTGGACCGACACCGACTGGCGCTTCGCGATGGAAACCGCGGTGCTGGTCGACGCCTTCTGGCGAGGAGAGGCCAACCGCGCCGCCGAACTGCGGCTCCGCGCGGCGAAACTCGGCCTCACCCACGAGGACCGGCTGAAGCTGCGCATCCGCTACACCACGCCCGGCCAAGACGCCGACGCCCCGCCGACCCCGGACGCAGCCGCGGTGACCCGGCTCGACGAGCGCCGCCGGAGGCTGTCCGGTGACGCGTGAGCTGGTCTACGCCCCCGGACACGACCGCGCACGCTCCCTCGGCTGGTTGGCCTCGGCGTGGGTCGAGCACTTCACCGTGCACGGCCCCGGCGACGTCCAGGGCGACGACGTCGACCTGGACGACGAGTTCGCCGGGTTCCTGGTCGACGCCTACGCCCTCGACGGCCACGGCCGCCGCCAGTACAGCCGGGCCGTGCTCTCCCGGGCGAAAGGCCGCGCTAAGTCGGAGATCGCCGGATTCGTCGGCCTGTTCGAGGCATTCGGCCCGTGCCGGTTCTGCGGATGGGCCACCGGCGGCGAGACCTACCGGTGGCGGGACTTCACCTACACCTACGAGCCCGGCGAACCCATGGGCCAGCCGCTCACCTACCCCTACATCCGTTGCCTGGCAACGGAAGAGAGCCAAACCGGCAACACCTACGACGTCATTCACTACAACCTCACCGAAGGCCCGCTCGGCGAAGACCTGCCCAAGGACGCCGCCGGACTGACCCGGGTCCTGCTGCCCGGCGGCGGGGAAATCGTCCCGTCCACCGCCAGCTCATCCGCGAAGGACGGCGGCAAGGAATCGCTTGCGATCTTTGACGAACCGCACCTGTACATCACACCCGAGCTGCGGCGGATGTTCAAGACGGTGGACCGCAACCTGCGCAAGCGCAAAGCCGCCCAGCCGTGGGGACTGCTGACGTCCACGATGTACCAGGCCGGGGAAGACTCGATCCTGGAAGCACTCGACCGGCAAGCGAAAGCCATCCGGGAAGGCCGCACCCGCTCGGCCCGGCTGCTGTGGGACCACCGCGAAGCCCCGGCCGACGTCGAGCTGACCGACCTGGACGCCATGGTGGCGGCACTGCGGGAGGTCTACGGACCGGCCGCAGACTGGATGGACCTGCCCGGCATTGTCGAAAACGAGTTCTGGGACCTGACCAAAGCGCCGGAGGAATCCCGCCGGTACTTCTTCAACCAGCGCTCCTCGGCCGCCACCGCGTGGACCACCGCACCGGAATGGACAGCCTGCCACGACCCCGAGCGGCCCCCGCTGCTCGACGGCGACACAGTGGTCATGTTCTTTGACGGCAGCAAGAACGACGACGCCACCGGCCTGGTAGCCGTGCGCATGTCCGACGGGCACGCCGCCGTCCTGCACTGCCAGGAGAAGCCCGAAGGCCCCGCCGATGTCGGCTGGGAAGTCGACCGGGCGGCCGCCGACCTGGCGGTGCGCACCTCATTCGACCGGTTCGACGTGGTCGGGTTCTTCGCCGACGTCCGCGAGTTCGAGTCCTACGTGGATTCGTGGGCGTTCGAGTTCGGGGACCGGCTGCTGATCGACGCGACCCCCGGGCGCAGCCGCTCCGCCGTCGCGTTCGACATGCGCGCCAAGGTCCCGGAGTTCGTCCCAGCGGTGGAACGGACGCTGGCCGAGATCAAGCAGAAGGCCCTGACCCACGACGGAGACTCGCGGCTCACCCGGCACGTGCTTAACGCCCGCCGCCAGTCCACCCGCTACGGCGTGCTCATCCGGAAGGAAGCCCGGGAGTCGCCGCACAAGATCGACCTTGCGGTGTGCCTGATCGGCGCACGGCACGTCCGCCGCCTACTGCTGGCCTCACCCGAATGGGCGAGAAGGAACCGGCGCCGCACCGGTCGCCTCCGCGTCTTCACCTGAGCTGCTGGCCAACCTCCCTTTCCAATGTTGATCACAAGCTTCGGTGAAGGCTGTCACCAATTGCAGACACCCGTGATACCGTCCGTGTCGTTCGGTGAGAAGGCTGGGGAGGCTTTCATGGCTGATGACGACGTCGAGCGCGTCAGGCACCTGCCTGCGGACATGCAGGGACCACTGGTGCCGGGGTACAAGTACGTCCGGGATAAAACACCCGAACAGGTGGCGAAGGAAGCCGCCGACGCGCAGGCGAAGGCCAACGAGGGCATGGCCAGCGGGGGCGGCGGTTACCGGCTGACGCCGGAACTGATCAAGGAGATCGTCACCGAGATGAACGACATCCTGGATTGGGTCAAGAACGACGTCAGGCCGCAGGCAGATGCGTTGCGCTCGTTCACTCCGATGGGAGATGAGGTGGCGAGCATCGCCTACGTCCAGGACGCCAACGCAGCCGGTCAGTCTTACAGCAACTATCTCGACTCCGTCATCGCGGAGTTGACGCGTCAGCGGGATTCTTTTCAGCAGGCCCTGGATACTTACCAGAAGCAAGAGCACCAGGCCGCCGACCATCTGAAAGGTTTCCGCCCCAAAAATGACTAGCCGCCGTGCCATCACCGTCAGTCTCGCCGCCGTTGTTGTTCTCCTCAGCGGATGCGCGGGCGAGTCCGGCCAGGCTGCCCCAGCGTCCCCTGCACCGCAGACCTCGACCGGGCTGAGCTTCGGGGCACCGGCGGTGCCCGCTCCGCTGGACCCCGCACCTCTGGAGAAGGCGCCGTGCGCCGCGATGACCGCGGACCAGGTCGCTGCGCTTGGTGCGCCGCTCAAGACCGTGCGGTCAAAGCCTGAAAATCCGATCGGGCCTGCCTGCAGCTGGATCTTCGCCTACGAAGACGGCACCTCTGGGGTCACTGGAACGGTATTCACCAAGGACCCATCCCATGGCGGGATCAGCGGCCTCTACGGCCAGAAGCAGTTCGGCGGGATCACTCGGTTCGAGCCGTTTTCCGTCAACGGCTACCCCGGTGTGGTCTACAACGCCTCCAGCAACCCGCCGCCGGGCAGTTGCGCGCTGGCAGTCGGCGTGCGCGACGATCTCACCTACACCATCAGCGTCGCTCTGGATGGGCTCAAGCACCCGTTTGCTGAGGGTTGCGAGCTGGGCAAGAAGGTTGCTGGCTACGTCGTCCAATATCTCCAGAAAGGGGGCCACTGATGCCTGACGGTTACACCGGCGCGGACGTCTACGCCCGGATGCACCGCTATGGCGGCAACACGGCCTCCCTTGACTCCGGCCAGCAGGCAGCCGATGCGCTCAAGTCGGCCCATGAAACCCTCATCACCAGGATCTCGCGCCTGCAAGGCAAGATGGACGCTTCCTGGGAAGGCGACGCAGCCGGCAAGGCCAGGGCCGGGCTGACCCCGTTGCTGGAAACCTCTCGGCAGGCGTCGGAAGACCTCGGCCGCAGCGCCCAGTCCCTGACCGAGCAGAACAGCGGTTTCCACGGCACGTTGAACAAGCTGACTCAGATGGACGCCAGCCGTCCCGACACCAACGATCTGGCCAGCTACAGTCCGTTCGGCGCGAGCGATTCAGAAAAAGCGGCGGCCCGCTGGGACGACGCGGACAAGAACAACAAGGAAGCCTACGGAGCTTACGTCGCCACCACGGACGGAAACCGCAATGCGTCGGCCAAGGACTATCCGGTCCTGAATGCCGCTCCGGCCGGGGTTGCGGTCGGGTCCGCTCCAGGCGACGGTGGCACGTCCGGTCCTCCCGGGGGCACCGGGGGCACCGGAGGAACCACCGGCATGACTGGTGGCAGCGGTTCCCTTCACGGAGGCTATTCGCCCAGCGCAGGCGGTCCTGGTTCGGCGGGCAGTTCGGTGCCTTCGCCGGGCAGCAGCTCGTCTCACCTTCCCGGTGCCGGGAACTCTCCGGCGCAGCACGCTCCGGCACCGGATTCCACGACGGCGGCCGGATATATACCGAAAGCGCCGGTCAGCGATGCGCCGGGATTCGGCACTGGGATGCTGCCGACCTTCGGGCCTAACAGCAGCGGAACGGATTCGACAGTCGGCGGCCTCGGTCTCCCATCTGGCGGGTTCAGTACGCCGGGCGGCAGTGGGGAAAGCGGCAGCGGCGGGCGGAGCGGCAGCGGAGGCAGTGCTGGTGCGCGCCTCGGGGCGGGCGGCAGCGGGCAGCAGCTCGGCGCGGGCGCAGGGACCGGCACGGGAACCCCGACAGGCGGTCAGAGCGCGGCGCGTCCCGGTGCCGTAGGCGGAACCGGTGCCAAGGGATCGGCGGGCGCGGGCGGCATGGGCGCTGGTGCCGGAAAGGGCAAAGGCACCGAAGACGAGGAGCACCAGCGGAAAGTCACCTACCTCGACGACGACGTCGACGAGTTGTTCGGCGGCTACCCCGACGGCATGCGCCCCACCCCGCCCACCATCGGAGCCTGACGTTGCTCCGGAGCCCCCTGCGGTTTTCCCGCGACAGTTACCAGAATCTGGTCCGCCGGATCGACCGTTCCGACCCGCATCCGACGCTGATCGGCGGGGAAAAGTGGTATCCGCCGGACGAGCAGGTCCAGCAGGACGCGAAGGCGGACGCCGAACTCGCCGCCACCGGCTGGCCGGTCCGCGACTTCGCCGACGTCATCGGGCTCCTGCAACGACCCTCCGTCGACCGTTACTGCTGGGCCCGGATCAACGGCCGCGACGTGACCCTGCAGGCGGCGGCCGCTGGACGGGACGCGATCCTCGCGGTCGCCGACCATGACACGATCACGGTCTTCCCCAGCTCGGCGGAGTCCGTCGCCCGCGACCTGGTGGCGGCGCTGCCGGGCACTCCGCCCGTGTCGAACCTGCATTCGCTGTCCTGCTCGGAAGCCGACTACAGCGCCGTGCTCGCCGGAAATCCGCCGCCGACCCGCACCAACAGCGCCCGCGACGCCCGGCGCGCCGTCGAGTGGATGCAGGCTCCCCGAATCCACGTTGGACGGTTGTACGTCGCGATCCGCCGCGGCACCGAACGCGTCCGCAACGAACACCCGCCCTACTGGATCGACACCGAACAAGGCCGGTTCACCGCCGCGGTCACCGACGGCTGGCTCACCATCAACCCGGCCGGAGGCGACGACCTCACCAGGATGCTGCACGCCATCGAAGCCGCTCTGCGAGCCTGACAGCCGGGCACCGCCGCCCGGCTGTCAGGCTCGACATGCGCTTCAGATTCCTGAATTCGTCAGCCCCAACCGTCCGGCCAACTCGCTGCGATGCGCTCATCCGGAAGCGGGTGCCCAATTCGCTGCGCAAGAATGACCTTGCCGTGCGCCCGATCGAGACCTGCTACGTCAGTCCCAGCACGTGGACATCACCGGACTGGAGCAGGCGGGGTTGTTGCCGCACCGGTCGGCTGAGGGCGCTCACGCGACAAATCTGCTGGCATTTCTCCTCCATAGGAAGCAAGGAACCAGCTGGCCAAAACGGATATCGGGTAGAACATTACGATCAGATTGACAAAAATGTTCTTCGCCAGCACGATTAATGAAATGACGATATCTCTGCTTTCTCCTGCTGCGAACCACGATGATACAAAAGCGAGAAGGCTGGTGACTGCAACTATAGTCGCGCTTGTCAAGAGTTCTGTGCCTTGTACTGCAAAAAGAAAGAAGACCCACGCTATCCTCGGCGCTGAATTCTTTACGGTAAGTATCGGTGTTGCGCCGAGGTTGAACAAGATTCCGGCAATGACGGCTGCGCCGATGAACAACGCGCCATGTCGAGGCTCTGCCGCCCACGCGGCGACAGGGGACAGTTTCTCCTGAACGTTAGGGAAGCCCAGGTAATCTCCGACGCGCTCTGCAATGGCGGTGGGCTCAGTGATGTGAAGAAGCGCGGCAAAAGCCATCCACAGTGTAGAGCAGATTCCCACTGCTGTGAACGCCAGTCTTTGCAGAATGTTTTCACTTATCGTTTTTGCGGCAAGCGTTTCCGCGATAGCCATCGGTCCCCCTTCGTATAGACATGTATCCCTACATTGTATGCAAACGCTGGGGAAGGAGGAAGCATGCTTCTGCCTCCTGCTCAGTCCGCTGACGTCGCGCGCCGGATCGAAGCGGTCTGGCCGGACCAGGCCCGCAACAACCGGATTCACCGCTATGTCCAGGGTGATCACGATCTGCCGTTCGCGCCCCGCTCGGCCCGCCGGGCGTACCGCTGGCTGCTGGACCGGTCGCGGACGAACTGGTGTCGCCTGCTGATGCAGCTGCTCGCGCAGAACCTGTTCGTGGACGGCTACCGCGCGCTCGGCGACGACCAGGCGGACGAGCCGCTGGGCTGGTCGCACTGGAACCAGAACGGCATGGCCCGCCGCCAGGCCGCGGTGCACCGGGCCACGCTGAAGTACGGCTGGGCGTACACCACGGTCCTGCCCGGCGACACGGCCCCGGTCATTCGGGGCGTGTCCCCGCGCAACATGACGGCCGTCTACGCCGACGACGCCGACCCGTGGCCGATCTACGCCCTGCACCGGAAGACGTCCTGGACTCCGGAGGGGCCGCGCCAGGTCTATCGGCTGTTCGATGACCAGGCGGTTTACACCCTGTCCGAGGACGAGCCCGGCCGTGGGCCGTCCTACCTCGACCACGCGGAACACGGACTCGGTATCTGCCCGGTAGTCCGGTTCCTCGACGAAGACGACTTGGACGCCGACAGTCCCGGCGTGGTCGCTCCGGTCCTCGACATTCAGGACCGGCTGAACTATCAGACGTTCCTGCTGATGACGACCGGCGAGCACGGCGCGCACCGGCAGCGCTGGGCCGCCGGGCTGGAGCTGGACGACGACGAGGAACCGCCGATCGGCCCGGATCGGCTGCTGCACTCGGATTCGCCGGAGACGCGTTTCGGGACGTTCGACTCCACCGACATGTCCGGATACGTCGCCGTCCTGGAGCAGATCCTGCGGCACCTCGCCGCGATCACTCAGACCCCCGCGTGGGCGCTGCACGGTTCGCTGTCCAACCTGGCGGCCGACACGATCGCCGCCGCCGACGCTGGTCTGCAGCGCCGGGTCGGCGAGCGGAAGACCTCCTACGGGGAGTCGTGGCAGCAGACGCTGCGGCTGTCCTGCCTCGCGGCCGGGGACGAGGCCGGATGGCTCGACACGACCTCGGTCGCCCGCTGGCGCGACACCTCGACCAGTCCGCTGTCGGCCGTCGTGGACGCCTGGGGCAAGGCCGTGCAGATGCTCGACGTGCCCGCGCGCGCGGCCTGGGAACGCCTGCCCGGTGTCACTGACCAGGACGTGCGCCGCTGGGAGCAGATGCCTCAGTCGGTCGACGGGCACGCGCTGCTGGCCGACACCTTGGCCCGCGCCACCGCCGACCCGAACGGGCGGTGAACCTATGGCCAGCACCAGGGCCGGACGCGCAGTCACCACCGCGCACCGGCTTGCCCAAGGTCGTCTCTCCGCGCGGGTCGTGGCCGAAGTCCTCGCCGTCTGGCGGTCGCTGGACCCGCTGCGGCTGACCGATGCCGGGTGGACCGGGCACATCCTGTCCGTGTTGGCGCGGCACCGCGACGACTCGGCCGAGCTGGCGGCGGCCTACTACCGCGAGTTCCGGCGGGCCGAGATCCCCGCGGTTGCGGCGTTCACGCCGCGCGCCGATCCGGCCGGCACTGCCGGGCCGTGGCGAGACCGCGCGCTGACTTCGCTGCGGGTCACCGGCACTCGCACGGTGGTCCGGTTCGTTTTCGGCGGCTGGGATCCCGCGCGTGCGCTGGACCGGGCCGGGCCGGGTGTCGCTGCGGCCAGCTCTCGCCACGTTCTCGAGGCGGGCCGGGCGACCGTGCGGGCCGCAGTGCGGGACGACCGGGCGGCACGGGGCTGGTTGCGCGTCACCGACGCGAACCCGTGCGCGTTCTGCGCGATGCTCGCCAGCCGGGGAGCGATCGGCAAAGCCGTGCTCTATCGCTCCGAGCGATCCGCCACGACCTCGGCGGCGACCGGCGAGGAGTACCACGACGGTTGCAACTGCCAGGCCGAACCCGTCTTCGGCCCCGTCGTGCTCCCCGAAGCGTCCCAACGGTTCGCCGCGTTGTGGGAGACCTCGACAGCCGGACTGTCCGGCAAGGACGCCCGCAACGCTTTCCGCCGCGCTCACGCAGCCGCCCGTCGCGGCTGAGCGCCATCAGACCGGCCGCCCGCCCGGATTCCCACGACAGCCCGAAAACAGTCGTCTCACCGCTGTCGCGCATGAGGAAACCGGGCGGGTGGCCTTCCACCCCGCACCTTGCTCACCGACCCTTTGGAGTACTCGCAATGCCCGAAGCCCCTGCGGCCGAGCCAGCCCAGCCCGCCGCCGAGCCCGCCGCACCCGCAACCCCGGCACCGCCGGTTGCCGCGCAGCCGGCACCGGCGGCCGAGCCGCCCGCCGAGACTGCCGAGCTGGCGACGCTGCGCGAGCAGGCCGAGCAGCTGACCGAGCAGGCCACCGCCGCGAAGCAGCGCGCCGAAGCCGCGGAACTCGACCTCGCCCGGCTGACCGTCATCCGGACGGCACAGCTGCCGGACGCGCTCGCCGCCCGGCTCAACGGCGCAACGGCCGAGGAGCTGACGGCCGACGCCGCCGAGCTGGCCGGGGTCATCTCGGCACTGGTCACGGCTGCCGCGCCGCCAACCCGCACCACCGCCGGACGGCCGCCGGTGGAAGCACTGCGCCCGGCGGCCAGCGCTCCGGCCGAACCGGTCGAGGACACACCCGAGCAGATCAGCCGCCTGGTCTGGGGCAAGTAGCTCCGCCCCGTTCCGCCCGTCTCTCAACCTCAGGAGAACCGCACCCGCTCATGCCCAACAAGTTCCTCACGCCCAAGCAGATCGCGTCCGCCTCGATCGCGGCACTCACCCAGCAGACCGTGCTGGCCGGTACCGCGTGGCGCGACGCCGAAGCCGACTTCACCGGCAAGCAGGGCGACACCGTCACCGTGCGGACTGACACCGTCGTCGGCCCCGCCCGCACGTTCAACCGGTCCGAGAACAAGCCCATCGTGATCGACGACGCCGAGGAAAAGTCGGTGGACGTCAAGCTGGATACCTACCTGTACAAGGGAATCAACCTTCCCGACGAGCAGTTGACCTTGCAGGTCAAGGACTTCACCAAACAAGTAGCCACTCCGCAGGCCAAGAGCGTGGCTATCGGGGTGGAAAGCATGGTCGCCGGGCAGATGAACGCCCTGCCCTCGACCATCACCGTCAAGGCTGACGGGACCGACCTGCACACCCAGCTCATTCACGCCCGCGCGCTGTTGAACAAGGCGGGCGTGCCGTTCGATCAGCGCTGGTTCGCCGTGTCGTCCGAGCTGGAGTCGATGCTGCTCAACGACCCGCAGAAACGACTGGTCCCGGTGGACGCGTCCGGCTCGCCGCAGGCACTGCGCGACGCGATCATCGGCCGCCTGTACGGGTTCACCGTCCTGCCGAGCAACTACCTGGCGGACGGCTCCGGCGTCGCTTACCACACCACGGCGTTCCCGCTGGTGACCCGGGCGCTGGAAGTTCCGGCCGGGGCGACGTTCGGCCAGGCGACGACCTACGGCGGGTTCGCCATGCGCCTGGTCCGCGACTACGACCCGGGGTACCAGCAGGACCGCTCCGTGGTCTCGACGCTGGCCGGGGCCAGCACCACCACCGACGACGGCTCGGTCAAGCGCGCCGTGCGATTCACCACCGCCCCCGCCGCGTGACCGAAGCCGCGGAGCCGGAACCCCTGGCGACTCTCGCGCAGCTCAAAGCCCGGCCAGGGGTCAACATCACCACTCCCGATGCGGAGGCCCGCGCCCTGACCGCGCTGGTCGACGCGTCAAACCTGGTGCGCGCCGAGCTGCCGCCCGCACTGCTCGCGCCGACCGTCCCGCCCGCCGTTGTCACCATCGTGTGCCAGGCGGCGGGCCGGGCGCTGCGCAACCCCGAGGGCTACAGCTCCGAAACCGCAGGTCAGTACACCTACCGCTACGGCGATGACGCCGCGTCCGGGGTCTACCTCACCGAGCACGACCACAAGGTTCTGCGGCGGCTGGCCCGTCGCAGCGGCCTCCGTTCTGTTCGGACGCCCTACTCGGCCGAGCCGGACGACGGCGGCCCGTACACGCTGCCGGTGCCCGGGCCGGACGGCCAGCTGGCCGAGCCATTCCCGTGGGAGGAGCCGCCGCCCTGAACCTTCCGCATCAGCTCACGGTCATCAGTCCGCGCGAAGTCCCCGACGCCTACGACAACCCGACACCAGCGCTCGACTACGGCCCGGACGCGCCACGGCGTCCCGTCGCCGGCCTTTTGCTGCCGCGCGACACCGCCCGCAGCGGCGGCACCGAGCCGTCCCCGGGGCGGGTCGCGGTCACCGGAGCCTGGTGGTTGCTGACCGCCGAGCCGATCCACGCGCGCGAGCGAATCACCTACGACGGCCGCACGTTCACGGTGGAGGGGGAACCCGCCCGGTTTGAGCCCCGGCCGGGTTTCCTCCACTACGAAACCGTCCTGACCCACACGGAGGGCTGACCCCTGGCAGTGCCCAGTATCTTCGGCATCACGATCGACTCGGACGGCGCGCGGGAACTCCTGAACTCGCCGGAAGTCGCCGACGCCGTGCGCGCGGCCGCGCAGCGTGTCGCCGACACGGCCAGCGCGCAGGGCCATCGCGTCACCAGCGGGGAGGTACTTCCGGTGGACGTCACCACCGAGGCCGCTACCGACCGGACTTCAGCGACCGTCACCATCCGGCATCCGGCTGGGGTCGGCATGGAAGCGCGCTACGGGCTGCTCAAACGCGCGGCCGAGGCCAACGGGTTCGAGGTGACCGGCCTCGAACCCGGAGACGCATGAGCCAGCTTCCGCCGGTTCCTCGCGACGTCGCCGAGACGGTTGTCCGGCGGCTGCGCAGTCTGCTCTCGGGCGTGACCGATCCGGCCGCCGCCGGTGCGAAGGTCTCGACCGAAACCGGCCGCGGATACGACGGAGGCCCGCCCTCACTCCCGTGGCTGCTGGTTGCCGAGGACGGACACCGGTGGGACTGGCCAGCCGTGCAACGCGCCGTCATCCGACTGACCTGCTGGCACCGCGACACCCACACCGCCAAACGGCTCGCAGGGATCGCGCTGGGCCTGCTGTGCGCACCACAACCGGGAGGGGCGCTGCTGCGCGGAGAACCCATCAGCGCCCCGATTGGCGGTATCGACCCGTTCACTGCGGAACCGCTGGCAACAGCCAGCCTGACTGCTTATGCCCGGACATCGTTCCGGGCCTGACCTGGCTTAGGGGTCCGTGCCTTCCAGCGGTGCGCGCCCGGCCCCTCTGGAGGATTCCCTTATATGGCAATGAACAGCGCGCTGGTGCGCGTACCTGGCACCGGCGAGGTGTCGCTAGCCCCGCCGGACACTCCGGAACCGGCCGACGCAACCAGCCCGCTGGCGGCACCATGGACCGGCTTGGGCTTGTCCACGCCGGACGGCACCACGTTGGCGCGGAAGGTAGAGAAGGAGGGCACCGAACACTGGCAGCAGCTCACCCCGGCCCGCTACATCTACAAATCCCAAGAACTCACCGTGGCGTCGGTGTTCCAGGAGACCAAAGGCGAGGTACTCAGCGCCTATTTCGGCGGGATGAAGTTCGCCGCCGTGGGCACCGGCACCCCGAAGAACTACCGGGCCGAGATCAGTTCCATTCCCAAGAGCGACGTCCGCGCGCTCTGCGTCGACTGGACGGACGTGGTTTCCGAGGAGGAGATCTACAGCCACCGACTCTATCTGCCGCGCGCCGAGGTCTCCGAAACCGAGGACGCCCAGTTCTCCAGGACGCAGGAAGCCCGATGGGGCTTGACGTTCTCTGCCCTCGCTCCGCCGAAGGGCAAGACCTACATCGCGGTTTGGCTCACCGATGATCCGGCAGTGCTGTTCAACTCCGCGTCACCGCCTCCGACCATCGCCGCGTGATCTCTTCGGCACTTAGTAAGGAAATGGCTACCACGACAAATCACCTCGAACAAGGCATATCAGGCTCCTCGGAAGCCTGCTGTCAGCGAGGCGAGAGCGGGGACGGCAAACGACGACGCCCCCGCTCCCTCCTCGCGCAGATCGACCCCAACATCAACAGGTGTTACCCTAAGCGTGCAAGACGCAGTCAAAAGGGGGAGAAATGGCAACAATGAAAAATCTTCGCCTTTCAGGGAGAAGCCTGTCGATCTCGTGCTTGGCATTGGCGCTCGCCGCACTTGCGACCGTATGGCTTTACCCTGCAAGTCTAGTATTCTCCTTAGCCTCCATTTTTTCCGGGACTTTGTCTCTGCGGCGGAGAAGTGGCGATAAAATTTCAGCCTTGCCGCTCTATTTCGCTATGGGCGTATCAGTAATACTGATTATTACGCCAGTGATTCTACTGATGATTGAGCCCGAACCGAAGATCCTGCCCGGACCACTCTCGTGAAGGCGTGAAAACTGCCGTTGTCAGCAGTTTTCGATGTGATCGAGCTTGGGGAAAAACCCGAATGACTCGTACTGCCACCCTGAGTGGATTCCCATGGTCTCGCAGTCGCTGTCCCCGCCTCGGGTCATAATGACCCTTACCCTCTGAACCGAACCGCAATCATTGATGAGGTAAATGGTAGAGGAGGCAGCCCCCAGATCCTGGCTTGTCACAAGAATGCAGGTTGGGGCGACATCCATCGGTGACTTGCCAACATACTTGTGGTCGGCGGGAGAGGATGTCTTGGTTACCGAAACCGGGTGATGACCTCCCCATACATCGTTCGTGCCAGCAGGTTCCGCTGCGCTCGCCTGCGCTCCCGACAGTGCGACAACGCCAGTCAGTGCCAAGCCCACGATTGAGATAGCCCCAGAAGCAATGCGTCTCATGATCTTCCTCTCAATAGTCAGATGCTAGCTAGCAGTTTTCCAAATGATCGAAAGTCGGAAAGAATCCGGAATCCTTCAGGATGGCGTAATGCTGCGACTCAATGCTGACGCACTCACTGTTGATACCGGAACTGATCCACGTCTTAACTCGGATTGTGTACGGGCAGGTGTTGTCGACTTCAACAGTGATGGTTAGTGGTCCGCTATCTTTGACATATGCTTCCGCGCACAGCGGGGCAACGGTATGCGGCTTTACCGTAGAAGGATTTACCTGTGCAGCCTCGGCCTGACTAGATAAGGTCAGAACCGATGCGGCCGATATTGCGGCAGCGCATGCGATCTTAGTAATCCTGCCCATTGCAAAATTTCCCCTCTCAACTTTTCGCGCAGGAGAGGGTTGGCGCCAATTATGCGCAATGAATACCACACTTTTCCCTCCCCTGGGATCGAGCATGCTCGCATCAGGGAATGCCAGTCAAGTCGTTGATCGGGACTGTCGACGATCATCACCCGGCTGGCCTACGAAAGTCCGCCGGACTATCAAGGCAATTGGGGTGAACCGTACCTGTCAGGCGGTCGAATCCACCGTGGAGGACTGCGCCCACTGCCGCCTGGCAGGCGGCGAACCCCCGCACGCGACATCGAGATCTTCAGGGAAGTCGATGCGGGACAAGGACAAAGGAGACACTTATATGAGCGTGCGGCAGCGCACAGAGGCGGTTGGCAAACCTGCTTCGCCCGGCGCAAGTCTGAACGTGACGTGGCGCAGCAAACAGTTCATTATCCCCAATCCGGACAACTTTCCACTTGAAGCGCTCGAAGCAGAGGAAGAGGGCAAGCACCTCACCGCGCTAAAACTTATCCTCGGCGCGGACCAGTACGCGACCTGGCGCGTCCTGGCCGCCACGGCTGCCGACGCCGAGGACTTCTCGGCCGTCGTCATGAAGGAGCTGGGCCGGGGAAACCCGTAACGGTCGCCCTGCTGCTCGCGGACGAGGCGACCGCCGAAGCCTTGGAAACGGACCTGCTCCGGTACGGGGTCGATCTGCTCGACCTGTACCGGGGCGGCCTCTCCTACCGGCGCGTGTGCGCGCTGGTGACCCACCTGCCCGACGACGCGGCCGTGTGGCGCGTGCTGAATCCGCGGGGAGCCTGGACCCGCGCCGATCTCCTGGCCTCGGTCACCGAACGGCGGATCACCGCCCTGTGGGCGACCGTCGCCACCGCGCTGGGCCAGGAGATCACCGACGCCCAACTTGCCGACCCGATCGAGGCGTTCACCGCCCCCGCTACTGCTTCGCCCGCCCGCACGGCTCCGGCCGGCACCGGCGATCCGGAGCTGAAGTCCCTGCGCGACATCGCGGTGTGGATGCGTAACGGGTAGCGGCCCCCGGAACCGGGCGGGGGTGAGCGCCTGGTGGCAACGGTCGGTCACGCCTATTTCAAGCTTCTGCCTAGCCTGCAAGGGCTCGGCCGGGAGATCCGGGACCAGGTCCGGCAGAACGAGCGTGACGCGCCCGCCATCACCCTGACCGCGCAGGTTCAGACGGCGCTGCTCAAGGAACAGATCCGCGCGGCGGCCCGCGAGGGCAACGACAGCGCCGTGCGGCTGCTCGCCGAACTGGACGCGATCCCGGCCGAGACCCGTTTCCAGCGGCTGGTCCGCGAACTGTCGGGCAAGTCCGTGGTCATCAAGGCCGTTGCGGACAAGTCGATCGGCTCGACCGTGCGCGGCCTCGGCGAGCTGGACGACGGGCTGAACCGCACGACCGTCCAGTTCACGCGCATGACGCTGAACGTCGGGGCGTCGGTGCTGAAGTACGCGGCACTGGCCGCCGCCGTGGGCCAGGCCGTAGGCGTGCTCGGCGGGCTCGGCTCCGCCGCAGCGACAGCGTCCGGCTCACTGCTGCTCGTGCCTGCGGCCGGGCTCGCCGCCGCTGCGGCGCTCAGCACGCTCAAGCTCGGCGTCACCGGTTTTTCCGACGCGGTCAAGGAATCCGACCCGGCCAAGTACGCCGAGTCGATCAAGGACTTTGCGCCGTCGATGGCGGCGGCCGCGAACGCCGCGCACGTATTGCGGCCGGAGCTGACCGGCCTGCGCCAGACCGTGCAGCAACGGCTGTTTGCCGGACTCGCGGCCGAGATCACCGGCCTGGCCGGAACGTATCTGCCGCTGCTGCGCACCGAGCTGCGCCGCGTCGCGGCCGGGCTGAACACAGGCGCACTCGGGTTCACTGCCTTTGCCCGTGAAGGCCGGACCGTCCGGGACGTCCGCACGATCCTCGACAACACGTCCGAGTCCTTGAGCGCGGCGGCGGCCGGTGTTCGTCCGCTGCTTCAGGCGTTGCGGGACATCGCGACGGTAGGAGCGGAATTCCTGCCCGGGTTCGGGTCCGGCTTGGCCGACGGCGCGGAGAAGTTCGCCGCGTTCATCGCGCAGGCCCGTCAGTCCGGACAGCTGCGCCAGTGGCTCTCGGCCGGGCTGTCAGCGGTCGGCGACCTGGTGACCGTTGTCGGCAACCTTGCCAAGACAGTGGGTGCGGTTTTCTCTGCTGCCAACGCATCCGGCGGCGGGCTTCTGTCCACTTTGGTCGAGGTAACCGGCCAGGTTCTCGCATTCGTCCGGTCTGCCGAAGGCGCGGGAGCCTTGAGGCAGATCTTTGCCGGGCTGCATGCGATCATCGTCGGTTTGCTGCCCGTTCTGACGGCGATCGGGCAGGTCATCGTGTCCTCGGTCGCGCCAGCGATCGGGCAGCTCGGGCCGATGATCGGACAAGCGTTCGCCGCGCTTGCTCCGGCTATCGCACCGCTAGGCCAGGTGCTTACCGCGCTGGCTCCCGTGCTCGGCGCGGCGGCGCAGGCGCTCGTGGCCATCTTGGTTCCGGCACTCGCCGCGCTCGCGCCGATCGTCTCCACTTTGGCTCCCGCGATCGCCGCAATCGTGGGGCAGCTCGGTGGCGCGCTCGGGACGGCCATCGCCACGATCACGCCTGCCCTGGTGCAGCTCGCACTGACCCTCGCGCCACTGATCGAGCAGTTCGGCGGCCTGCTGGTGCAGGCTTTGCAACTGGCCGCTCCCGCCGTGGCTCAGCTGGTGTCCGCGTTGGCGCCGTTCGTCGCGCAGATCGGCGGCGCGCTGCTGCAAGCCCTGACCGCCGTGATGCCGGTGATTTCCGCGCTCTCCGGCGTTTTCACGTCGGTTTTGCTCGCGGCGCTCAACGCGCTCATGCCGGTGCTTCCGGTGATCGTGTCCGTGATCCAGCAATTGGCCACCATCATCGGCAACGCGCTGGCCGCCGCCACGCCCGTGCTGACCCAGGTAGGCGGGCTGCTGGGCCAGATTGCCGGGCAGATCCTGTCCGCGCTGCTGCCGATCCTGCCTCCGCTGGCGCAAGCATTCCTCTCGATCGTGACCGCGCTGCTGCCGATCATCCCGCCACTGCTGCAGATCGTGTCCGCGCTGCTGCCTCCGCTGCTGGACCTGGTGACCGGCCTGCTGCCGATCATCACCGAAGGGGCATCGCTGTTCGCCACGCTGGCGGCCGCGATCACGCCAGTCGTGCAGATCATCGCGGATCTGCTCATGCCGGTCATTCAGTCGCTGTTCGACCTGGTGCAGCCGATCTTCTCGGCGATCGCGGACATCGTGTCGGGCGCGATGCGCACCATCAAGGGCGTGATCGAGTTCGTCATGGGCTTGCTCTCGGGCGACTGGGACAAAGCGTGGCAGGGCATCAAGAACATCGCCGGTGGCATCTGGGACATGATCAAAGGCGTTGTCTCAAACGGAATCGGCGGCATTCTCGACTGGATCAAATCGCTGCCGGGCAAAATCCTTGACCTGCTGGGCGACCTGGGCAGCCTGCTGATCGACGCGGGCAAGAACATCATCAAGGGCCTCATCAAAGGTCTGACCGCCGGATTCACCTGGGTGAAAGACAAACTCGGCGAACTCACCGACTGGATCACCAGTTGGAAGGGCCCTCCGTCGCGGGACAAGATCCTGCTCACCGCCAACGGGCGCTTGATCATGCGAGGTCTGCTCGCCGGTCTGGAAGACGGCGAGCCGCAGATCCGCGACTACCTGACCGGCCTGACCGACGCCTTGCCGTTGGACGTCTCCGGCACGGTCACTGCGTCCGCTGCCACGCGGGCGTCCGGCGTGGGCTCTCCGCAGGCCCGCCCCGGGCAAGCTGCGGCCGCGCTCGGCGGTGCTCCTGCTTCTGATGCCAGTGGGGTGACCGTGGTGATCGACGCGTCCGGTTTGGACAGACACCTGACCGCGTGGCTGCGCAGCGCCGTCCATGCCCAAGGCGGCGGCAACGTGCAGCTCGCGTTCGGCTACTGAACCCGAGCAGAACTGGAGGTGATGCCGAGCGTGGACGAGTTGGTGGACGCGCGGGTGGAGATGGCGTTCCGGGCGGATCTGAACGCCGACCCGTCCGAGTGGGCATGGTCCGACGTGACCGATGACCTGTTGCCGGAACCGATCTCGATCACCCGAGGGCGGCAGGACGAGGCGGCACACGACGCGCCCTCGTCCTGCCGGTTCGCGCTGGACAACCAGACTTCCGACTACACCCCGAACCACCCCGCGTCGCGGTGGTACCCGGATCTGACGCTCGGGACGCCGGTCCGGGTGAGCGTCGCTGATGAGCGGACGTACTTCTCGGCCCGGCGGAACGGCGTCGTCGCGTCGGCTGATCCGGCAGGGTCAGCCATCACGGGAGATCTCGACGTCCGGTTCGAGGCGGTCCTGGACGACTGGGCCGGAATTCCGCTCGTCGGCAAGTGGGGCAGCCAGGACGGCACCCGGTCGTGGCTGCTGAGCACCGCAGCGGACGAACAGCTGGCGTTCACCTGGAGCCCGGACGGCACCAACCCGTATCCCTTCGGGTCCGGCGTGCCGATGCCGTCGCGCCGTCACCGGGCCGTGCGTGTCACGTTCGTGGCCGACACCGGCGCGGGCGGGCTGCTGATCACCCTGTACACCGCCGAGACGATGGCAGGCCCGTGGACGGTGCTCGGCGATCCGGTCGCCGCACCGATCACCACGTCGATTTTCGCCAGCGATCAGCCGATCCGCATCGGCCGGATTCTGGACGAGCAAGACGCGGCGTTGGACGAGGTGATTCGGGTCGAGGTACGGCGCGCCGCGACAGGCCCGCTCGTCGCCGCGCCGGATTTCACGCGGCCGGCACCCGGCGCTACCTCGTTCGTCGACGAAACCGGCCGGGAGTGGACGGTGTCCGGCGTCGCCACAGCGATTACGAACCGCCGGACCCGGTTCTCCGGGTTCGTGGCCGAGTGGGCACCCGACTGGCCTTACGGCGATCTGTCCAGCCCGGACGGGTACCCCGGCGAATCCCGGACAGCGGTCACCGCGGCTGGCGTCCTGCGCCGCCTCGACCAGAACCGGGTCACTCCGCCCTCGGCGATGCGGGCCGAACTGACGAAACCGGGACGCGTCGCACCGGTGGCCTACTGGCCGTGCGAGGAGCCTGCCGGTTCCGCGACGTTCGCGCCCGTCGTCGGCGGCTCCGCGTTGACTGCGGCGGGAGAAGTCACCGGGGGAGGCGTCAACGACGTCCCGGCCAGCGCCGGACTGCCTGCCTTCAAAGCCGGGCAAGCGTCCGGATTCTTCCGCAGCTACACCGACACGGGCGCGTTCAGCGCAGTGTTTCTGCTGCGGCTGCCGAACAACGGTGTCAAGGCAACGGACACGCCGCTCGTCACGCTGTACGGCACCGGTTCGGGCACCGCCGCTTACTACTCGCTGGAGGCCCAACCGGACGGCCGACTGGCCATCAGGACCCGCAGCGCACTCGGCGGCGGGCTGGACGTCGCGCAGTTCCCGGCGTTGCCGTTTCCGCTCAACGGTTCCGTGCAACTCGTAAAGCTCTCGGTGACCCGGGTCGACTCGACCACCTCAGCAGGCGTGGGCATCGTCAATGACCAGTACCCCTACGGCTACGGCCTGTCCGCGACGTTCAAGTCGCTGTACAACCCGCCGCAGGGAATCGTCATCGGCGGCGGCTGGTGGGTCGGTCAGCCCAACGGGTTCGCCGACCTGAACGGCACCGGCATCGCTCACGTCTACTGCGACCGCGTCATGACCGATCTGGATCCGGCGATGGTCAACGCCGCCCGCGCGTGGTCCGGAGAACAATCCGGAGACAGACTGCGCCGACTCTGCACGGAGAACCGCATCCCGTTCGTACTGACCGGATCGAGCGTCAACACGGAACCAATGGGGCCGCAACGATCAAGCTCGACCCTGCCGGACCTGCTCCGCGAATGCGCGAACGCAGACGGCGGAATCCTCTCCGAACGCCGGACTCTGCCCGGCCTCGCGTACCGCACCCGGGCGTCCCTCTACACCCAGCGGCCCGCGCTTGTGCTGGACGGGCAAGCCGGGCCGGGCGACATCAAACCTGGGTTCGCGCCGACGCTGGACGATCGGAATGCGCACAACGATGTCACAGCGACTCGAACCACCGGCGGCGTCGCTCGTGCTACCGACGTCGAACACGTCCGAAGCCACAATCGTTATGACGCCCAGCTTGATGTCAACGTCGCTAGCGAAGCGCAGTTGCCCGACATCGCATGGTGGCAAGTGCACCTCGGCACCGCGCCGGATATGCGCTATCCGCAGGTGTCGCCCAACATCATGGCCAACCCCACTTTGCTAAGCCCGTGGCTGAGCGCAGAAGTCGGCGACCGGGTGGAAGTCACTGGCCTGCCACCGCAGCATCCGCCGGGGACGATCGGCCTCCTGATACAGGGCTATACCGAAACCCTGCGCCCGCACCGAATCGACACTGATGTGAACGCCTCGCCCGGACGACCGTGGCAGGTGGCCGTCACCGGCCCGACCGCGCCGGACGGCGGGCCATGGCGAGCCGACACTGACGGCTCCGACACGACTGCGCAACTCGGAACTACCGAGACCAGCTTCGGCGTCCGCACTTTCCAAGGTCCACTGTGGATCACCAACACGACCCATCCCGACCAGTTCCCTTTCCTCGTCAGGGTCAACGGCGAAACGATGCGGGTCACCGCAGTCAGCGGCACCAGCTCGCCGCAGACGTTCACGGTCGTGCGCGGCGTCGAGGGATTGGCACGCGGCCACGATCGAGGAAGCCGGGTCAGTCTCGCCTTTCCGGCCGCCGTCGCGCGTTGACCGTTTTCACGCAACGGAGCAACCAATACCCCCAACACCATGGCGGGCGGGTGAAGCGATCACCGCGGCTCGCCTCAACCGGATGAGCGTCAAGATGTACAGCACCGGAGCCATTGCCGGTGCCGACGTCGCCCAGTACTCAGCAGGCATGATCCTGTCCACAATAGACATTCCCGACCCCGGGTACGCCTACCAGTTGAGTTTCTTCGGTCAGGTCTGGCTTGCTCCCGGCAGTTCGACGGGGGTGGACGTCACGGTCAAGGACGGCACGAGCCTTGCCGGAAAGATCCTTTCCGAGATCACCTCTATTGATGGCGGGATGGTTGGCAACCAAGGCGGTCGGATCCCTCGCCCCGTCAGCGGGACCAGTCCGACGCTCACCGGCGGCCGTTCCGTGTCTCTCGCCATCACCAAATGGAAGGGCGGCAACCTCGACGGCTGGCAGCACGGAAACGAGCAGTTTATCCGCGTGACAGCGTTCCTGACCGCAGCGTAAGGGGCCAGATCTCATGACGCCCGAATGGCTCGCCGCGCTGGCCGCGTTCCTCGGCCCTGCCACAGGCGCTCTCACCGGACTGCTGACCGCGCGGCGAGCCGTTCGGACCTCGCGGGCCAGCGCCGATCAGCAAGCTCTGACAGCCCTGCACGCCGGATATCAAGCCCTGCTGAACGACCGAGCCGACCACACCCGCGATGTGCTCGCCGAGCTGAGCGCTGTGAAAGAAGAACTGATCGCCGTGCGCCAGGAGAACGCGCGGCTGCTCATCGAAGTCGGCGCTCTGCGCGCCCAAATCGGCCACACCCAACGGCCGGAAACAGCTACATAGCAAGGATACTTCCCTGACTCAGTACGGTATCGACGTCTCGCACTGGAATCCGGTCAGCGACTGGAACGCGGTGCGCGGCAACGGGATTGAGTTTGCTTCGTTCAAGCTCACCGAGGACACCACCTATACCGACACCACCAGTGCAAGCCGTGTGCCCGCCGCCCGCAATGCCGGGGTCGTTCCCGGCGGCTATCACTTCGCGCGCCCCGGCAACGTCGGCGGCCAGGCCGAGCACTTCGCGGCGAACCTGCGCGCGGCCGGCCTTCTCGACGGCGGCGCGCTCGCCCCGATGCTGGATATGGAAGCCGCGGCTCTGCGGTCCGGCGCGAACGGGTTCGTAGGCGAGTTCATCCGGTGTCTGCGGGAGACAGCCGGAATCCGCCGCGTGCTCGTGTACGCCAACCTCGATTGGTACCGCAACGTCTTGCGCCCGGACGAGTGGGCCGACGCCGACGTGTTGCTCTGGATCGCCCGCTACAACGGAGATCCGGGACGGCCCGGATGGGAGCACCCACAGCTGGCGTTGCACCAGCACACTCAGAAGGGCACAGTCCCGGGGATCTCCGGCCACGTCGACCGCGACGCAACCGTAGGCAGCTTCACCCTGGCGCAGCTCACCCTCAGCGGCTCCGAGCCGACACCGCCACCCCCTCCGGCTCCTCCGCCCGCCGCCGGAGGCACGTACACCGTGAGGCCCGGCGACACGCTTTCCGGGATCGCCGTTCGGTTCGGCACGACCGTGTCCGTGCTGACCGCGCTCAACGCGATCAGCAATCCGAACCTGATCCGTGTCGGGCAAGTGCTCCGGCTGACCGGCTCGCCCGCGAGCGGAGACCGCCAGTATCAGGTCCGTTACGGCGACACCCTTTCCGCTATCGCGCTCCGCTTCGGCACCACCGTGGCCGCGCTGAGCGCCCGCAACAGAATCGCCAACCCGAACAAGATTCAAGCGGGTCAGTGGCTCTCGCTGCCCTAACCGCCGCACCCGAGAACGCCGGCACTGGCGGGCAGCTTGTGCTGCTGATCCTTGTGGGCTACGCCGCCTGGAAGATCGCCCGCTTGTTCGCGCATGTCTACGACACGCTCGACCGCCTTCCGCCCAAACCCGTCAGAGAAGAAGGAGAACAACGCATGTCCCGTTACCCGCTCCGCATCGCCGGATCGGTCGTCGGTGCCCTCACCGCGGCCGTGTCCGGGCTCGTCGGCTCCGGCCTGTTCACCGCAGACCAGGGCAACGCCGCGACCGGAGTCATCACCGGAGTCATCACTCTGCTGGCGACCTTCGGTGTGGTCGTTTCCGCAGAGAAGCGGGTCACTCCGCTGATCGATCCGCGAGACCAGGCCGGTGAGCCTCTGGCTCCCGCCTCGGTTCCCGAGCAGCGCAAGCCGCTGGAATCGGAGCAGCGCTCTGCCTGA